TAATTGTCTTTCTAATCCACCAGCAGTAATTTGTCTTGCAATATCTGTACCAGCCATCTCTTGTTGTAATTGACCAAGAGTTCCTAATTGTGCTGCACCTGCTCTTTGTGCTGCTTGTTGTTGTTGAGCTGCACTTAATGCAGATTGGAAACCTACAGCTTGTGCTTGACCTAATTGACCTAGTCTTGCTCTTTCTTGTTCTGCTGCTTGAATACCTTGTCTTCCACCACCAAACGCTCCTGCACCTACAGCTTGTGCTGCAAGTTCATTTTGTTTCATAGCAGATTGTCTATTAATTTCATCTAACACATAAGATTGATATGGATTGTAAAACTGAGAAATATTAGGAGCACCCATTGCTGCTTGTGTTCCTGTTACTGCTTGTCCTACTGCACCTGCACCAATACCAGTTTGTCCTGCTTGTGTTATAGCGGCTTGTTCTAATGGAGATAAACCTTGTACTTGTATATCAGGAATAGAGATTGGAGTTTGAGCTGTTTGACGAGCTAAATCCATTAACTCTAGTTTACGTTCTTCAATACCTGGTGCTTCTCTAATAAATTGAGTAGTAGTATCTGGAGCAGGCCCTCCGCCTCCTCCTCCGCCACCGCCGAAGACTGATCCCATTATTTAATCTCCTTTACAAATTCTACGTTCTTCATTTTATACCCATGTCTATCCCCTAGTTTTTTCCAACCAGGTCTCGCTAAAATTGCAATTCTATCACAGTCATTAGCTTTTGCTAACTCTTCAATAGATAAAGTTACTTGATCTTCCCAAAGTTCTCTTTGTGCACCAGCTAATAAAACAACTTCACATTGTCTCTTTTGTGCGTGATCCGTGACCCGTGTAACAAAAACACCGTACACTTTACTTTCAAGACCATCTTCAGATCCAAACATAATAAACAATTGCATAAAGCCTTGTTTAATATCTTCTTTTAAATCAGCTTCTGTCATCAAGTCACCAGAGTGTCTTAAACCTTGAATAACCATTAACTTTAAAAGTCCCCAGTATTTGTCTACCTCATCTTTTTTGATGGGCATGACATCTACACCGACTCTAGTTAACCGTTTTTTTGCCGTTGAATAAGTCATATAATCTCTTCATTTTCTTCTGTTGATCGTAGAAAAACTCAGCACCTTTTTTTCTCATTTCTTTTTCATCTTTTGGACTTGCACCCATAAGAATACCAGCACCTAAAATTCCATCTGTTCTTGTAACAAATTCACCATCAGCAAGTTGAGCTAATATAGTGTCTTCATCTTTGTTAGCACTATCAGTATGATCGGCTACATAACCATTTGCTCTTTTATAATTATTAATATCATTTTCATCATGAGTAGATTTTACTGGCATACCACCTTCTGAAAATTTAGCGATTTCAACTAATCCACCTGTGTTCATAGTTTTTAGAGCCATGCCGTATGGGCCAAATCTTTCTTGACCTACGAACTTTTGATTTTCTTCTGGTATGTAATCTAATTGAGGTTGTTGTACTGTTTGACCCGTTGTTGGATCTTGAACAAAAAATTGTCTGCTTCTATATAATTCTGGGTAAGCAACGTTATAAGTAAATTGTGCTCTTTGATATGGTTCAGGTTTAAATGCACCCGATGCAAAAGCACCTAATCCTGCTAAACTACCTAAGGTTGCAGCTTGTTGTCCTGTAGACATTCCTTTAAAACCTGTAGCCATTCTTTGAAGTATATTTCCGCCAGCCGCACCTTCAGTTCCTACTAGTCCCTGTAACGTTCCTGGATCAGCACCACCACTTGCAATATTTGCAGCCTTTACTGCTGATTGTCCTTGAAATGGTTTCATCATTGCAGTTGTAAAATTTTGTGTGCCAGAAACATTTTGCAATCCAGCAGCACTGCCTAATGCTTGACCGCCGTAATATCCACCAGCAGCACCTAATGCACCACCAATGATACCACCTAGTCCACCGCCTCGTTCTTTACCAGCTTTGTAGCCTTTGTATCCGCCGTATAATGCTAATGCTATAGCTAAAGGGTTTGCCATAATTTTTAAATTTGTTTCCTTGTTTTTAAAGATTTTATCTTATTTATCGACATGTATCAACTCATCGGCAAATCTACCAGTATACTGATGTTCCCCTACATGAGTAATCTTGTCAAGTATATAGGCGTAACATTTACCCCCTATATCTCTCCATAACTTACAGAATGCAAAATCTTCCCCTAAATAAGTCTTAGTTTCAGGGTCGTGCATCGTGTCAAAAAAGTTCCACATATGCTCTATTTTTTTATGTTTACCATTCATTAAAGTATCTTGTTCAATTTTAAGATTAGGATATTTCTCAATCATCTCATTAATAGTTTCTTTCTTAATTAACATAAATCCTGTAGGAGAATGAGTGACTTCTATAATACCAGATTTTATTTTAATATCATTATTATCTGCTACTTTAATTGGATATCTATACATACCTTTGTACTGTAGATCTTCTGCAGATTTAATCCTACCTTTATCTAAAGCATAAAACGCTTTATCCCAACAGATATCTTTTAGAGGATATGGAATAGATATAATAGGTTTATCTGCTTTTATTAACTTCAATAAACTTTCTGGCTGAAATGCAATGTCTGAATCAATAAATAACATGTGAGAAAAATTTTTAGATAAAAAAGAGGCTACACTTAAATTTCTACCTTGTGTAATCAATGATGATTTAAACATTCTAAATTCAATAGGTATATGATTTTTAAAACACATTTTTTGTAATTCTAAAATAGATTGAACATAATGAATAGACATTTCAGAATGACAAGGTGTTGCCACCATTATTTTTAAGTCTTTTGTTTCTGGGGCTTTTTCTTCTTCACCAAACCAAATCGGTTCACTATTTTTTATGTTCATCGAGTACTCCTGTTAAAAAGTTAGTCCATTCATTTTTTCTAAATTTCCAATTATAGAATCTTTCATAAAACTCTCTTTGTTTTTTTAAATACTCATGCATATTATCTGTATGTAGATATTCTGTTATACCTTCAATTGCATAAGCGAAACAAGTAGAAAGGTTTTTGTAGTTAGTATCATATTGAACATATACAGGCCATTCGCTACAAGTTTCATATAAAGCACCGTAGTTAGTTGAAATCATATGAAGCCCTGCACCTAAAGCTTCTATAGCAGAAATACAAGAAGTTTCTTCCCATATATTAGAATAAGGAAATATTTTATAATTTGATATATTTTCGGTTATATAATTATTATCATGCCAACCTTTGTAATTAACATTTTTTAATTTCTCAGCTTGTTCATATAGATATTTATATTCATCATCATTTTGTTCTTTAAATTTATCTCCATAAATTTGAGTGCTTGAATACACATCTAAAGTAATGTTATCTTTTTTTATTAGTTGCATTGCACCTAAAATAACATTCAATCCTCTCCAAGGAGTAGGGTGAAATATCATTTTAATCTCATCATCTTTATGATGTTTTTTTACTTCAGGAAAATGTTCAATTGCATTTTTTATTACTGCACAACGATTAGTTGGTAGTTTATACATCATTCTAAATTTTTCATAGCACCAATGACTATTGAAAACATACCAAGAATATTTTTTATGATTATCTTTATTTTTAAACCAATCTATTAAATTAGGTTGATCGTATGAGTTTTGTACCCAAAGAATATTTATCTTATCATCTGATAAAGGTTTTTTTTCTGGAACAGAAATAGTTATTTCAAACTCTCCAAGTAATGTATTATCAACATACTTGTAAAGTAATTTTTCTTGTAATTCTGAACCACCGATGGGAAGCATTATTTGGTTTTACCAAATACCTGTAAAGATGCAACTGTTATTTTTTGATTAACTTGTAAATCTTCCGCTGTAGTATCAGTATTATTATCTGCTACATCTGCATCAAATTCTTCTTTAGATGCATATTTTTTTTGTGTTCTTTTATTAACAATTTCTTCTTCAGCTTTAGCAGGTAAAACTGGAACTTCTTCACCGTTTATAATTACTGTTTTTGTCATACTCTTCCTTGTCTGTTATACTTCTTATAGTCTCTTTTTTCACTTTTGTTAAGACTTTTTTTATGTCGACCTGGTCTTTTTTTAGGCTTTGGCCTAGGTACGTAATGAGTGAATTTTTGTTTAGCCATTTTGGTCTTCTCTAGATATTTCTAATATTGAACATACTGCAGTGACATTAGTAGTATCGCTTGTCTGAATAGTCAATGCATCCCCCTCTTCTAATATAATTGGCCCTTTAGCAATATTACAAATTGTAGGGCCGCTAATAGATGCATATGCAATTAGATTAGATGTATTAGAATCTGAACTATCATTTATTTTTGCTTGTACAATTTTACTTCCCCCTTGATTAGTAACTTGTATGTTTTGAATAATACCTCTACCATTAACTGGTGCTGTGTATACGGTAACAGCATTAGTAGTAGTTCCTGTAAAGAATGCGTTTTTATAAATATTAGCCATTATGTTAAATCAACCCATTTTAAATTACCAAGAACATCATCATTTGCAGATGCACCTTTGGCAGCTAGTGTTAATGTATCAGAAACTCCTGCAATCGTCTGTCCTAATTGATAATCAAAATTAAAACCATCTCCAAACTGTATTGAATTACTTGCCTTACCAGACAAATAAGCTTTACCAATAATAGTTCCATTAGTAATTGTTTTAGTTCCTGTTAAATCATATTCTACATTATCAGAATAACTTGTATATGAAAATGCTGTTGAGGGTGTAGCATTTAATATCAATTGTATTTCAAAATCAGAATTGGATACTGCAGATGCATCAAAACCTTGAGATACAACAACTGCATAAGGTCTAGATGATTTTAATCTTATTGTTGCTAAATTATATAACGTTCCAGCATTAGTTAAATTGACACCTCCTAAACTAGCTGTTCCTATCATTTGTTGTATTCCTTGAGGTGAATAACCTCCTTCAATCATAGTTGTTGAACAAACTTGTTGTAAGGTAGCTGTGCTATCTAAAGTACCTAAAGCGATAATCATATATCTTATTGGTAAATTAGCAGTTTTCATATAAACTGTATCTAAATTATTTGCATTTAAAAATGTATGTGCAACAATAAATTTACCATCAATTACAAATCCACATCTAACACTTCCCATACCCAACCATTCAAAATCCATAAACATAATACAAGCTTTTGTAGTATCTAATGTATAACCTGATGCACCTGTACCATCTAACTTATCTCCATTCCAAGAAGATTGTGCAACTGTATTATCAACAGAAGATCCTGATGTGGAAGTTCTTCTAACCCAATTTAATGTTGATCCTGTTTTTTCAAAATAAATACCATTGTCATTATCAAACATACCTACTCTTTGTGCTAAATTAGTTTGAGCTGTATCCATTACAAATGTACTGAAATGTAATAAAGACTTACCTGGTTGATAAGACATTACTCTTTTGGATTGTCTGATTACATAAGAACTAGTTGGTGTATCCACATTTAAATTTACAGTAGATTTATCTGTTGAATAAGTAACAGTTGAACTAGCTCCTACAATAGCTTCATCAAAGAGATTATTCTTTGACATGACATTTTTAGAATCAAATATAGTAAGTGGATTAGATACTCTTAATCTTCCAAATGCATCATAAGCAGTAGAGCCATCTCCACCACCTATTACTGTTGGTTCGACATTTACATTATTACATGAGCTCATTAGCAACCAAACCTTAAATTAAACCAAGTAAATCTTTCTACTTCTTGTTTAAGCTCTTCTTGAAAAGAAGTATTTAATTGATTTTCAACTGTTGAAATAGCTTGGTTGATCTGTCTAAAACCTTCTTCAGTATATTCTTTAGGAGGTTCAGGTACATACACGTTAATTTTAGCCATTATCTTCTACCGTCAGGGTTAACATCAGCTCTAAAAGTTCCGAATCTCCAAGTTTCATCAGTTGATGTATTTTCAATTTTTAAATTTGCTGCTCTTCCTCTAGCTCTTGTATCTACTTTTTGTGTGCTAGAGTTTACAGTAAAAGGCCCCAATTGTGAAGAGGCACCTGCATCAACGGGATAGTCCTTTAAATTAATTGTAACTTGAGCATTGCCTTGTAGATTTTTAAAGTCAGGTAAGAATCTTGAAATTCTTAATATATATTCTCCATCTCCTTGAAAAGGTAAATCAAAATCTCCAGATTGAATATATGCAGGAATTGCAGTTTGTGTTCCATTTAATGCAACTTGATTATTACCTACTTCATGTTCAAAGAAAGTAGTTGCACCAAAAGTATTGGTTGCACCACTTAAATTCGATATTGTTGGAACACCAGTTGTACTATATTCTGTTGCGTAAGGTTTATCATAAGTACTTGCATCTGCGTAAGCACTTCTAGCTAAAGTCATAATTGACCAAGTGTTTTCTACATAGTTATAAATAACTGATCTATTGTTTTGTGTTGAAGGATCAGTTAAAGGTTTGCCTGAAGGATAAAACCAAACAATCTCATTAAATAAAGAATTATGTTCTCCATATATGATTTCATTAGATGAATAATTAACACCGATATTATCTCCAGAAGTTGTAAATACAAAATCTTCTACTAACGATGGTAATAGTTTTACAGTACCATCGAATTTAAAAAATCCTCCACCAGCACCCATCCAAAATACTTGTCCATCTGCATACACTACAGAATGTTGTCCAATACAACCGCAGTTAGATCCTACTTGTCTAATTGAAAATGTAAAAGGAGGGCCAACAAACTGCATGGTATAAGCAGCGGTATCAGTTAAAATTAATGTATAGTCTTTACCAGAAACTGCAGCTACAATTTTGTTACCTGTATCAAGTCTAAATGTTCCAGCAGTATTCACTGATGTAGGTTCATATTCGTTATAGTTTTCTTGATCACTGAATCTAATAAACATAGGGTCTTGTGTAGAACTAGTACCAATAGTGGTTTCAGTTCCAAAATGTACAACATGTCTATCTCTATCAGATACTAATGTTAGTCTTGTTGCTGTTGGAGCATTTGCCATTAAAGTTGCTCTAGTTTCTAATTGAGGACTTGTCGTTCCTGGATCCCAAGTAAAAGTTTTACTGTCTTTAATAGTTGCAATAAGTTGTTGACCAAAATTATCTAAACTCCAGTTACCTGGATCAAGAATTACACTTGATGATGTACTACCTGTACCCCAGGTACTTGAACCCCAAGTATCTGTTCCCCAACCATAACCATAAGTTTGAATAGTAGGGCCAACCTCCTCATAAGGATCAATGGTTGCGGATCCACCTGCAGACATATCTGTTCCTGTTTCATTACTTTTCATTTCAATAGTAAAAGTATCTGCATTGGGGACAGTTAATATTTCAAAAGTAAAATTTTCAAAATCTGCTGCAGTAAAAGATGAAGTGCCTGGAATCGTGACACTAGAAAAAGTAGTATACTCTCCTACATCTAAATTGTGACCTGTTTTATTTACTGTTACTGTGTTTGATCCGTTAGTTGAATCAAATGTGGCTCCTGTGATACCTGTTCGTAAAGGAGTAATATCATAAAATTTTCCTTCATAATAAATATAAAGACATTTAGAAGTTCCGACTGCTGCGTATTTTCTACCTTCTAAATCTGTCCATGTATGAATAGCACGTGCAGGCCCAGCTATAGTTTCTTCACCGATAGCTGTATAGCCTCCAATTTTTTCTGGTTGACCATACCTAAATCTAATAAAATCCCCATCAATCCATTGTCCTTCTG